AAATTAAATTTAATCGATACCATAGAAATAATCCATGCAAATTATTTAGATACTAATTTACAAGCAGACTATTTTGTTTCCGAAACAATGGGTAATTGGATATTCGACGAAAATATTTTAGCAATAGCAGAGCATACTAAAAATCGTGGGCCGTTTATTCCTGGAAGTTTTGAAATAACCGCAGTGGCGTATAAGGAGCATCCTATTTTTAGTGCAGTACAAACTGATTCCGAAGCATACGAGTTTCAGCCTGATATTGCTATTGATTCTGAATTTGAAAAAATAATCAATACTGAATTCCAACGCAACCATCCTGTCAAAACACAACGGCATAAGTCCAATATGATTTGTAATTTCTTTCAACAATATAAGAAGATGACAGATTTAAAACTACACGCTTTTTATCAAAGTGAGCCGTTGACTGTTGATTTATCTAATCCTCCTGCCGAAATAAAAATAGTAATAACAAAAGGAAAACTGCCGGACTATGGCGGCAGAATTTGTATATTTTGGAAGGCAAAATTTAATGAATTTGTAATGGATGTAACAGATACCATATGGTGTATTCCGTCAAAATTTATACACAATCTCAATCAGGATATTACTATTCATTACGATTTTGATTTAAAATGTTGGATGTTTGAATTTCATGAGTATAATTAAAGCACTGTGTGTGGTCGCACATCCGGACGATTGTGTTATATTTGCACGACCTTTCATTGAACGATATTCTGAGTTCGAGTGGACTATCTTATATCTGACTTACCGCAGTTATGACCCAAGAGCAATGGAAATGACAGCCTACTGGCGACGACGAAATGTATCCACAGTTAATCTAGGATTTATGGATGACTATAGAGATATGGAAAACAACCTAGTAAGTTTCAATGTAGAGCAAGCTCAGAGAGAAATATTCAATATCAGTGGCAAATATGATTTGTTGCTGACACACAATGCCGACGGCGACTACGGGCATATACACCATACTTTTGTCAGCGACTCAGTGCAGCCAGTGTCGAAACCAAAAGTCTACTTTGCCAAATACGAACAGTCTAATATGGAATGCTGCGCAACCAGTGATATCAATTTGACAGAATTACCCTTGCATCGGGAAGTGGTATCAGGATTTGAGAACATTAATGTTGGTCGATATGTTGCTGATCAATTGGCACAGGAGTTATTAAATGGGAAATCTTAAACCGGGCGGCTCTTACATCTACGAGCGGGTAGACGACACAGTATTTCGTCGGGAAGCGGGTCAGATCGAACGAGAAGTAGTGGGCTATGATCACAGAACTTCGGACGGTAGACCACTAGTTGATCATATTCGTGAAGACAAACTTTGGGGTGATATTAGGCGAACTGCGAAAACCAATACTACTTTACAAGCAGAACTGGATCGTGTTATAATGCTGTATCATCTCATCAACGAAGACAAATCAAATACTCCTCATCACCCTGTATAATGGATAAACTATCAATCAATAACGAAATGGCTCAGTTGGACACGAAGAATCGTAAGTTCTATGATGAGCTCAATGAAGAAGAACGCAAGAAGTTTGCCACCTATCTCATGCTGAGATACGCTGCCAGTGTGGAGGGAGGACCTGATATTCAAGAATGGTATCTGCGTGTGACCAACGAACGAGTAAATGCAAATTTCTTTGACTTGGGCAAGCATCCTAAACTACAATGGTTGCTGTGTACCACTGTTAGTCCAGACATGGGACGACAACGACACTATTGGCAAGCCAGTAAAAAGAAAGAGGGCAGCAATTCCAAAGCCCTCAAGTTTTTAACTAAATTATACCCGCATCTTCGTACAGATGAACTTGAACTGTTGGCCGAATTAAATGATACCAAAGAGTTAAAAGCTGTGGCCAAGACCATGGGCATGTCCGACTCCGAGATTAAAAAGGATCTGGGTTGAGCTTTGTTTGTCGTTACTGTAAGAAAAGTTTTGTAAAAGAAAGTACGCTGATTGCGCACATGTGCGAGCCCAAACGTAGATATCAGCAAGAAAAAGAAACAGGCGTACAATTGGGTTTGAAGGCGTATTTGCGATTTTACGAAATTTCACAGGGCAGCGCCAAAACTAAGAACTATGATGATTTTGTTGGCAGTCCTTATTACACAGCCTTTGTCAAATTTGGTAGACATCTTGTGGGAGTTAGATGCGTCAACACTGCCAGCTTCACTGACTGGTTGTTGAAGAATAATAAAAAGATAGATCATTGGTGCAAGGAAGCCTTGTATCTAGAATGGCTACACGAGTATATGAAAAAAGAAGCAGTTCAAGATGCACTGGAGCGAGCACTGAAAGAAATGCAGGACTACGCGGATTCCGAACCCAAACTACAGAATAATTTTAACAATTATTTTCGTCTGGGATCAGCCAATCGTATTGTGCATCATATATCAAATGGTCGTATCAGTCCTTGGATTGTTTATAATTGCGACAGTGGCGTTGACTTCGTCAGTTCACTCAATGAGGAGCAGATTACAATCATAATGCCCTGGATTGATCCAGACCATTGGCAGCGCAAGTTCAAAGATTATCTAGCTGACACTGAATGGGTCAAGTCAGTGTTAACCGCAGCCGCACTATGAAAACTGTGAATATATCGCCAAAATCATTGAGTAGCGCCTCTAGCTGGACTGCGTCAAGTCTGGGAATTGAAATGAGTCGTTGGTGCAAGGAACAGGGCTTGCTGTCCGGTCGAGATTTTGAGTGGGCATACCATCCCGAAGATTATACAGTTAATTTTACCTTTTACGGTGAGGCAGAAAGTTTTGCTTCACTGTTTGCTTTAAAGTGGTTACCAACATGAAATTTAAATCAGACATTGACATAGATTTTGCCAACAGAGATCAAATACTTTCACTGTTGCCGCATACCAGTGCCAGTATTATTCGTGATGGTAAGTTGACCAAACACAACACTGGAGTTTATTTTACAGGTATACCACAAGATCCGTTTGCTGCACAGGCCAGCTTGGACTATAATACAGCAGAAGATTTGGGCTATGTAAAACTGGATTTCTTAAATGTAAATCTCTATAATCAAGTCCGAGATGAAGCACATTTGATGCAACTGATGTCACGGGAGCCAGACTGGGCCAAACTCTACGATCGTGAATTTTGCGAGAAGATAATACACATTGGCAATCACTACGATACTTTGATCAAAATGCCACAAGCGGTTAATAGTATTCCCAGAATGGCCATGTTTTTATCAGTTATCAGACCTGCCAAACGACACTTGATTGGTTTGCCTTGGGCTGAAGTTGCCACCACTGTGTGGGAAAGACCTGCGGACGACAGTTATTATTTCAAAAAAAGCCATTCAATAAGTTACAGCCACCTGGTAGTGGTGCATATGAATTTGTTAGACGACTCGTCTAACTAGAGTAATACTACGGCGTTTGCTGCGCTTCTGAGCTGATTCTTTCAAGCTCAGTGCAGGGCCATATTTCAGTTCTACATCCTTGCTGTTGAAGGTTTTCAGTGTGGGCCTGAACTGATTCCAATCTGCTTTGAGGAAAATGTTAATGGGTACCATCCTATTACTTTCCCACCACCATGTTTCCCCCAGTTCTAAATACAGCAGCTTCTGTGGCTCTGTCTTGAGTACCGCATAATCATATATGCTGGTGATGACATCGTCGATATTTTGTATCACCCCGATATACTCGTTGCCTCCGTAGGTAAGATAGCTGAGAAAAGGGTATTGGTCTAATAGTTTTTGGTAATCCACTTGATATTTATAACCGAAAATTTTCAAGGTTTTGAATATGGTATTGTGCTAAATACTTGATGCAACAGATAAATTCTTACATCTACGATAATTCCGTATTGGCGCAATACGATGTAGATCCCGAGATCATGCAAAGGAACCGAGTAGTGTACACAAACACCTTACAAATTTACAAAGGGATAGATAATATCCTCAAGATCAAGGTACAAAACGCCGATCAGAAACCAGTTAATATCACGGGTTTCAATTTGACTTTTAACATGGTGGAAGACTATGTTTTTGCCAATGCAACCACGGTACTGAGTACCAATGTGACCATAGTAAATGCCAATGCAGGACTGGGAACTGTGACCATTTCCAGCTTGAACATGGTTCAATTGACTGCGGAACAATACAATTACAATGTAAAAATAAACAATGGCACTGCCAACATTGCAGCCTATGTGGACGATAACTACGGCGCCGCGGGACAGATAATGGTCAGTTCCGCAGCCTATCCAGTTGCAGAACCTGTGGCTCTGGATCTGGGCACTATTAATGACAGCACAGAAAGTGCTATCTACGATTTTGGGAACATATAATGAGTAAAACAGTACAATTCC